TGGGGCCTTATGCATTAATTAATGTAGGTGAGTCTTCTTATAAAATTAGACTCCCAGGTTCTTTCGTTTGTAACAACAGCTCCGTCGCCCCTGGTACTGTTCCAGAAATGGCTGTATCAGGTTCACCAGTATCGCAGGTTAATGGTAAGACTAACGTCTTACGCATTTACCGTAGAAACGATGCAGGAGCTGACGAATTGGTGGGACATGGATTTAGGTCGAACAAGGATGAGTTCGCTACTAATTTCCATGTTTACGATGCGATTATGCTCAGCCTCGAGGCTGGGTATACGATGGTGTTAGTGCACGACTCTAAGGCTACTCTCATGGGTAGTATAACTTTGTTTGCGCATTGCAAGAAAATAGATATAGTTCTTTGCAAAGTGGATCATAACAAGTTTACTGCTTTAGGATGTAGTGTACTTAAAGTTGGTGCAGCTAAGGAAAATTGCGTTGTGAAGCTCTTCGGTATAAATCAAGAAGGGTTGGGTGTTTCCTCTTTAGGAACAGCTAATCGTTCTAATGCCTCTAGCTTCAGAATCAACCATACGGCTACGACTTATCCAGGTTGGTCAGGGACTCCCCTTATCAGCAATGGCAAAGTGGTCGGGTTGCATTCCGGTGCGGACGGCCCCAAAAGAATTAATTTTGGTTATAGTCTAGCGCCCTTTGCTCATTCTAATTACTTTGATAAGCTAGAAACCCCTTTTACTGAAGGGGATATGCATCGAGAGGTTCATAAGATCTCTAAATCGGAGCATAGGATGAGAACAACAAAACGCAAAGAGGAGGAATCATATGATGACCCTGCTGACCTTGTGATTATCACTAATGAGTACACGAAAGAGACTCAGGCGTGGGCAGTCTACAAGGCTAGCTTTACCAAGGAAGTTGGTAATTGGGCTGACTATGAAGAGGAAGAGCAGGAATATCTTAACAAGTTTGAAGGGGACAAGTATGAACATGAGTCTACTGTCAATCCTAAACCTGTTATAGTTAGTTCCAAGTTAATGGAACCAATTCAGGTTTCAGCACCAGCTATAACTCCCACTCCTCCAAAGCAACTCTCTTCTGCAGAGTTGTCCTTAGATGAGATGCGTGCTTCCGTGATTGAACTCATGGCTGCTAATGAGAGATTAGCTAAGTATCTTACTTCCGCAACACCAAAAGGTTCCCTTGTTAAGGAATCCGGAGTCGCGTCTTCTTCTAGTGAGTCCACTAAAGCGCCGGATTTCAAGAAGGGGGGCAGCAGTGCGCAGCCCCCCCGATTGAAGCCGCACGTCCAACACTCGGATACGTCTTCCAAACAGAAGACTCAAGCGAAGACAACCTCGCATGCGTCGGGCGCTGCTTCCAAATCGGGAGGAGTACCACAAAAGCCAGGAAGCCAACAAGGCTCTACCAAGTTGCTTGTCAAGAAGCAATGAAGTATGGAATACAAGGAATTGAAAGCCTAAAATTCCCTCCTAGAGGGGGTTATCATGAATACAAATCCTTGGCCTTTCAGACTAGTAGAATAATTGATGGAGAAATCCCGCAACCGATTGAGTTGGAGAAAGTCGTCGACTGGTCCGTTTCGGCCTATCCTAAAAGCGATTGCCCTCTCTTTATGAAGGAGGGTAGGTTGCCGACAAGGATGGAAATTCGCGACCATTTCGTGTACGTCAAACGAGATGCAAGTCCTGGTTTGCCCTGGCATGAGCTTGGGTCCACCAAAGGCGATATTCTCGATACGATGTCCGAACGTGTCATTGATCTAGTCCTAGAGAGGATTAAACTACTGACTTGCGAGCCTACTATTAATTGTGGCCCGGTTGAGTTGGTAGTGGGTGGTTATTGCGATCCGGTTCGTGTGTTCATCAAGAATGAGCCACATCCTATTGAAAAGATAGAAACTGGGCGCCTTAGACTTATCTCTTCCGTCTCTATAGTTGATGAGTTAATCTACTCGCTAGTCTTTAGGGACCAGATGATGCTTGAGACATCTATGTGGGAGCACATTCCATCTAAGTGTGGAATGGGCCTCGCTACAGATGATCAACATATTGCCATCTGGAATAGTGTTAAAGATTGGATCAGTGAGGCCGAGTCAGACGACGTTAGTGGTTGGGACTGGTGCTTGAAGGAATGGATGTTTGTCATGTGCGCTAAAAGCCACATGAGGTCTTGCGGTATTAATGTCTACAGGGATAGTTTCTCGCGTAGACTTGTATCGTCGCTGATTTATTGCTTGTGTCGTTCGGTGTTTTCTACCTCGGATGGCAAGATGTATGTAGTCAACGGAGTCGTAGGTATCATGAAAAGTGGATTACCTATTACGGCCTATTTCAACTCCAAAATTCGAGCTATGTTGGCTGTTTTTGCAGGTGCAACAAAAGTTATTTCCATGGGAGATGATTGCGTGCACAATGGAAAGCATGACTTAGCACGATTCTACACAAAGTACGGTTTGCGTAGAACTGCTGTCGTTCCTGCCAACGGTGTCTCGTTCAACTTCTGCTCACATTTATTCAGTAACGGAGTCGGAGTTCCCGAGAGTGCTATCAAGGCTTTCGTGAACCTCCTTCACAACCCGACTGATATTGCCTATAGGTATCAATTTAGTCAAGAGTATAGAAAGTTGCCAAATTTGAGTAACTTCTTATCATGCTATGATGCCGCTATTAATTTGGCAAAGGCAGGGGACTTAGGTGGAGGTCCCAAAATAGAAGAATAAAATGGCGAATAAGAATAAATCAAAGAAATCTAAATCTAAGAGTGCTGTGGCTCCTACAAAACGCAAGATTGCTAGACAACCTAGTATTATGACTCAAAATAATTTGAGACATGTTCGAGGTGCGTTCTCAATTCTTGATCCGTTTTGTGTTGAAGCTCGCGCCGCTAAGCGCCCGGATGGTGCTGGTGGTGCATCCTTTGGATTCTCGGTTAAAGGTATGTACAATATCTCGACCGATGCCAATGGCAAAGCTTTCACCATTATCTCGCCTGGTCTCGGAAAGTTTGGTACCAATGATGCTGTTTATACACCAGCAACTTGGACTACTGCTGCGGCGTGGGGTATTATCCCCGGCTCTACGTTCTTGAACAATAATGCTGGTGAAGTGCGCATCGTTTCTTTCGGTGTGCGATTCATTAGCACTGCGTCAATGACTAACTGCCAAGGGCTCTTGAGTGTTTTCACGCTCCAGAACCCTTTATGTTCCCAAGTCTATTCCAATAGCATGGGTAACTACGCTGACCTGCATGTAACCAGTCTTACTTCTGGCAAACAAGTTTGCTGGACCTCAAGACCTATGGGAGCAAACGCCCATAACTTTCGTCCCTTCTCTGAGGCAACAAATACCATGACCAATTTCGATTGGACATCCTTTGCTGTTGAAGTAGCAGGTGGACCTGTGTCAGCCTCCGTCGGTTACCTCGATATTATTGTTAATGTCGAGTTTACTCCGAGCGCAGCTGCCACTAATACGCAATCTGGCTTGCAAGGGTCTTTGGCTAAACCAATCCCTGCTAGTCCACTTGTGTTACAGGCTCAAACAAAAGTTCATTCAATGATTCCTACGATTATCGAAGGAGGAGTTGATCAGCTTGAGAAGATGGTGACAAAGGCTGCTAGTGAAGCTTTAAATAGTTTCGGTGCGGCTGCCATGGCGTTCTTAGCTTGAGTTACTTGATTATTCTTGGTTAAAAGACACCTTATTAAAAGAACTGTGGTCATCAGCCCAAATTGCTGTGGTTTTAAA